TGCGTCTAGTCTTGTCATCTTAATTATTTTGAATGTAAATTAAAGTGCCTAAGATTGAAGCACCTACTACGCAGGAGTGAGCTAACACATCCAACATCTTGTTTATTCTTTCAGTCCTCTCTTTAGTTAGATTGTAGATACTGTATTTATACCCACCATCTTTATCAAAGTAACCGTTTATCTTAAAGAATGTTTCTTTTTGCTTTTCATTTAGGAATACAGTCATCCCTGTTTTTTTGTTTACGATTTTAAAGTTTTCCATTTTTTTATTTATTTAATTAATTTAATTTTGACAGGACAAAAATAAAATAAATATTTGAATTAATAAAGTTTTTAACTAAGTTTTTAACGAAAAAGATTAAAAATAGTTATCCCTTATCTAGTAAATTATACTAAAATAAATTTAAAAAAGATTAAAATTAGTTAAAAAAGAGGTTAAAAAAGACGTTAAAAACCTATATTGAAAAATATAAAACTATTAAAATGAGTGCAAAATAAAATAAACTTAGCTTAGTTGAGTTTGTTAATTGCATTATAAAGGCATTAAAAGGTTTAGTGGAGTTTGACCGTTATTTAGCACAACTGCACAGCCAACCGCAGGTCTTTTACCGTATTTAGCGTATGCCATAGCGTAAGATTTGTGATTGATGCCACAACCGACTTGAGTTCCATAAACTCTGAACTTCTTTCCTACATAGTGTTCTGTGTAACATTGAGTATGTAAATGTCCTTGAACTGTATTCATCATATCAGCTCTACACTTAGTACGAGCCGTACCACCTTCTCCATGAATATATTGTACTCCGTCTAGTTCGTATCGTTCTACAAAAGTCCAATCAGGTGTTTCTAATACTTCTTTAAAAGACTTAATCCATTTAGAAGGTATTGAGGAAGTCTGAGCTTTACGCATTATGATCCTGTCGTGGTTTCCTATAATTACTGTAGCCATAGGGAAAGCATCACGCCAACGCCCTATTTTCTTTATAGCTAATTCTAGCTCATCTAAGCCGCCCATTCCATCAGCTGAAGCCTCGTGATAACTTGAGTAGTGATTGTCTATTACATCGCCTATAAATACAACCTCCGTACAATTATAAGCATAGTATTGTTCTATGCAGAAGTCTAAGTAGCCATCTAAACAGAACGGTTCATGCAAGTCACCGATAACTAGAACATTTCTAGTCTCGGCTTCTCGCATCTTTTCTAGTGCCACAATTTCGTGTGGCTTTAATCTGTATCTGTTACTTCCTCTTTGCAACGTCTGCTATTCCCTGACCTACAATTAATGTTAAGATTGCGTAGTATAAATCTTTTGCAGTTGTTTCATCAACTCCTAAGTAAGTAACTAAAGCAGGTACTACTACAGAACTAACTGCATACCAAAACTTCTTGCTCTTAATCATTTGACCGATAAGGTACTTCTCTAAAAACTTTTTCATAACTATTTATTTTTGATTATTAAATTAATATTTTCTCCGCCCAAATTTAGTATTTCTTTGATTAGTAAGTCCATAGCTAAGCGTGAGTTTTCAACAACGTTATGTTCACGACCGTTTCCTACTAGAATACAACCGCTTGTATCTTTAGCTGTGTTCCCTCTATGAAATAATATCCAATCCCTATTAGGAACGTCCTGAACTAATAAGTGTAAGTAATCTCTTGTTGCACTTTCTCTTGGCAGTCTTAGTCTTACTTTGTAAGAACCTACAGGAATACAGCTTATGTTTCTTTCGTTATTGATATAAGGATTTTCTAAGGTATCACAAAAACTTTCTCCATTGATAAACAATTTACCAATAGTGCTTTCTTTTGTAAAAGTATCTCTTATTATTAAAAGATTAACGCCCTTGACCTCTGTAGGCTTTTTTAAAGCCGTTCTGCCCTTTACTTGCGTTTTTGGAGTGTATTCCCTTTCTTTTCTTTTTAACGCTCTTATAAGCGCTTGTAACAACTTTACGAGCCATCTATTTATTTTTTTCAAATTGAATGAATTTATATATAGTAAAACTTATCGCTAGTATTAAAGAAACTAGCGTTAGTATTTCGTTACAGTCTGTTATGCTAAAAGCTATTGCTGAGGTGTTAGCTAACCCTACTTGTAGAGTGTCTTTTACTTCTGTCATTTTGTTTTGTTTTTTTATCTAAGTAGGTCTTTAACTTAGTAACGTTTATAGTTTTAGGTTTATAGTGTCTTTTCATTATGAGTAATCAGAAGCGTTTAAAAAGTTTCTTAATGTAAGTTTAGTTCCCTGACGCATTGGTCTTTCTAGGTTCATACCATTATAGTACGCATTTTGGTCAGGACTAATGTCTGCTCCTGAGTTTGTATTGTATTCAGGAAAAAGAGTTATATTATTAGTGATATACTTAATCATTCTTTCTGTAAAGTATTCAGCATTGTTTCTCACTTCTTCTCTAAGGTGTTGAGCTTCTTCTGTGCTTAAAGCGTTTCCTGTCTCAGAAGTCTTAGAATAGATGTTACCGTTTTCAGTTTTAAAGCGTAAATAAGGTATGCACATATGAAATGCCCAAGAAGGTAAACAGTCGCCTATATATTCATCTACTAAAGTCTTGTATGCTTCATTCCCTACATTACCTATTGTTCCTGCTGTAATTAAACTTTCTAATTTTTCGTAAAGTGTTGTTCCTAATTTTGGCTCAATATAGATACGCTGTGCCTGTAACACATAAGGTAACAAAATTTGTGGGTCTACATTTAAGTTGATTGCTGTGCTGTCTTTCAGCTTGCTTTCTGATATGAATAATACGTATGCCATTATCTTACATTTTTATATTTAGCAATTAATTCAGGGTTCACAAAGCCGTGGTTAGGCATATCGTGAGGCGCAACTGAAACTTCTTTTGCGTTTCTAGGAAGCTTAACTCCTCTGCTTTTTGCTTCTGTTGATGTTATTATTTTGTCTGAATTTTTTGGTCTTTTACCTTCTTGTACTAGTATAATTCTAAACCACTTATGCTTGCATAGTGCGCCGCCTTTCCACTTCCAAATTGAGTAAGTATTTGCACCGCCTTTACCCCAACCCGGATTGACAGCCCTTCTACCCATAGCAATGATATCCTCTTTACGGTATATCTTATTTGCACTTGTCATTTTTCTACAGAAATCTCTTTCCCCTACTTTGCTTCCAACATATCTGTAACGAACTCTGTAAATATCATCTACATATTCAGTTTGTTTACTCTTTTGGTCTTGTCCTGACTTCCTGTTTGGGTAAGCTGAACCTGTACTAGCAAATTCGTAATACTCAGAATGTAATTCAGATTGAAAGTCAAAGTCCTCTATTTCATCTTCTGCCTCTTCTTCTGAAATTATTTCGTAACCTTCAGGGATGTCTTCTCCAAATTCTTCAATAAAACTTTCTAGCTCTGTTTTTTCTGAGCAATCACACTTTTTTAAGTCAGTTGCTTCTGAATGGTCTTTGCAAGCCATATAAACGGTCTGACCTTCTAGTTCGTGTTCGTGATAGCCTTCACATCCTATTGTCTTAGCGTGTGCTTCAGCTTCTTCTATTGTAGTAAAAACAGGCTGTCCGTCAATCATTCCTGCTTTAGAAAGCTTTACATCTTGTTCTACCGTGCCTTCATCTCCTAAAGGTTCAAGCCCTAAGTCAGCTCTTATCTCGTCAATCGTCATAACTTCTCTAATAGTCTTACTATCAAATTGAACTGTTATTGGTTTAAGCTGTACAAACTCTACAGGTAAATCTATGTTGTTTACTGAGAATATAGTTTGTAAAGTGTTTAAGATGTTTAGTTGAAAACCTCTTACCACTGTATTTTGATAAAAATTAGCTGCATTTATAAGTTCGTCTGCATTACTAGAAAAACCGTTATTTGTATCAATTCCCATTAAGGTCTTAGATGTAATTCTATGTGCTGCACAAATATTAGAAACTAAAAGCTCTTGTAAAGCTAAGTATTGTTTGTCTGCATCAGAAACGCTTATAGGTGTTATTTCAGGTGTTCTTGTCTTATCGTCTGAGAACGTCAAAATAAATTTGCCCGAGTTACGAGCGCCCGTAAATTTATCAGTAAGACTTTGCTCTATCTGAAATCTTTCCTCTTGTGTGGGCACACCATTAGCAAAAGAAATAAAGTAGCTCCCACTAAATCCATTTTCTATATTGTTTAAATGAAACTCTGCAACTCTTTGGTCTACTAAAGCCCAATTACAACCTGCTATGTAATCAGGAGTATGATAAACGTCCATATTAGGGCTGTAAGAACCTGAATAAATTAACTGACTTCCTGAAGTTCTATCGTTTACATTAAAAGCTGCTACAGGGTAAGGTTTATTTGTTCTAGTGTTTCCCCAATCAGCACTAATAAAGTAAGTATCAATTTGCCCTAGTTCGTTTGGTCTTCCTGCTCTTACACGCTCTACAGGTACATGATACAACTCTACAATTTCTGTTCTTTCTCTATTCCAAACAACGTGTATAGCGTATGCTCCTTGAAGTTTAAAATCAAAAGCTACCTTTTTAATTACTTGGTGTAAACTTTCATTTGAATTTGCGTGTCTTAAAAACTTCTTTAATTTAACATAAGTTTCTAAATTAATAGCATCTTCTTCTTCAGCTACTAAGTCTTCTCCCGCTATCATTTCAGTAGTCTGATTAACAATTGCAGCGTGTGTTGAACTGTTGTAATAAAGGTCTATAAGAAACTGAGGATATAAGTTCTTCCAATCTTCTGTTCCGTACTCTATGTAGTCACGACCTCTTACTTCCTGTACTACAGGAGCTGTTGATGTTTCTAAGTTTATACTAAGTATGTTTTCCATTTTATAAAGTTGAAAGTCTATTATTTACATTAGTTGTTAAATCAGCACTTGTACTACTGAATATTTGTATTTCAGTCATATTACCAACAAAATAGTCAGCAATACTCCTAGAGCCGATACTGTCTATAAGAGAACTACCTCCTTTAGTTGCTGTAGCTGCTTGTTCTACTCCATTAAACCATAACTTAAGATTGAAACTACCATCTCTAGTTAGTATAATATAATCATCGCCAAAAGTATTACCACTATCTAATGCTAAATCTACTTGACCTGAACCTGTTTTAAATCTTAAAGTAGTGCTGTTTATATATTTGATTAATTGATTTACAGTATTATTATCACCTAAAATAGTATTAGCATAAGTTGTGTCTTTTAGTTTTATACCTATTGTAAAAGCTCCTGTTATAGTGATTTGACTAGTTGTTTCTAGGAAATCAGTACCATCAAATGTAATGGTGTTATTTGCATAAGTAGGTTTATCTGCTGCTACAGACTGTGCCATATCGTGATTAGATATTTGGTCTGCCCAATTACTTACAGCACCCCCTATTTCAGTAATACCTGTATCTTTTTTATACCAAGCAACAGCACTAGTTTCGTCAGCAGGTGACCAAGCGCCCATAGGTCTGTTAGAACCTCCTATGCTCATTCCTAATTTAAGTGCTAACATTATATAACTTGGTCGTAGTAACAAATAGCTAAACCACTAGTCAAAGTGATAGCTGTGCATTGAAGAAATAAAGTCGTTCCCGCAGGTATAGTCGTATGTAGACTTGCTGCTGCTGAACCTGTTCCTGTTTGAATATTAGATGCAGCTATTGAAGCTATTACACTTTCAGTTACAAAGTGAATTGCATAATAGTCTTTACCTGTCATTGCTGTAGTTGTTATAACATCACATCTATGCTTTCCTAGTTGCTCTGTTAATAATTGTTGTACGTTTTCTATTGCCATTTTTTTTTATTTTATTGTCCGTAATATATATAGTTTGTTTCTGTTGGTGCTTCTCTTTGTGTGTATTGAACTTGCTGCGTTCCGTCTTTTTCAGCTAGGTACATCTTTCCTTTAGTAACTAACCCTTGAACTACTCCTTTGGTATCAGCAGCAGGACTTAAAACATCATCTTCAGTTGCAGGTGCATTACCTGAAGAAACAGTTACTGTTCCTACCCAACTAACCTCGTAAATTTCGTACTTCCAATATCCTGCGGGAAATAGCTTAGTTAAACCATTATATATATCAGGAGTTGTATAGTATTTAATTTGAATGTAAGTGTACCTATCTTTAATCGTTTCAGTAGCACCATAAGCATATTGAACAGACTTATCTAAGTCGTTTGTAAATTTAACTAAGTGTCTTATCTGAGTTGAAGCTACATTCCCTTGTATTCTATTGTCCTCAGTTTGTACAAATATATTAAACCCTGTTTCTGTTGTTGCTTGTATCATAGTTAGTTTGTCTAGTATATAATAGAAATAGTTTGAATTTATTTGCTTTAAAAAGAAAAAGGAGTGCCTAAGCACCCCTCAATCAAGAATATATAAGAAAACTAATTAAGATGTTGTAGGGAAAGTTCCTGCTTCATTTACAAATCCACTTTGGTCCCATGGAGCTGTAGTGTAATCTTCTAAGAAAGCGAAAGGTAAAGGCTCTAAGCCGTCAAACGTAAGAGTGTAGCCGTTTCTGTCTCCAAAAGCAGCACCACTATCCATAGTACCTGCATTAAGTTCCATTCCGTTAGACATTCCTAATGCAATAAATACATTGTGTCCGTTAGTTAATTGTTGGTTCAATTCTGCAAAAATTCTTACTTTTGATTTTCCTAAAAGTTTAATTTCGTTTTGGTCTTCTTTAGTAAGTTTATTAAGCATAATATTACAAGTAGGTGTATAGAAAATTGTTCCATTCTCTCTACTACCTGTAATCGTGTCAGTAATTGAAGCTACACCAAGGGGCATAACATATTCGTAAATTGTAGTACCGTTCCAATCAATTGCGTCAATTTCTAATTTGTGTGTTGCATCATAAGTGTAAGATACATCTTCATCAAATACAGAAAAGAATATTTTCTTTACCCCCCCCGATATGCGGTTACAGTCTAAACCTCTTCCGCGCGTAAGTGCTGTACAAGCCATGTTATTTTATTTTTTAGGTTAAGGGTGGAAGGGTTTTACCCCCTCCATCCGTATTATTTATTTTATTATGATTGTCTTACGATGTCAGCTCCAACTCCTGACTGAACTCCTGCTGAGTAACGACAAACAAGTCTCATGTTGTCCGAACCTGTAAAAGCCATATCGATTAAATCTATCCTCGTACTATCGCTTAGCAAATCAGTCCCAAAATATAAATTTGACTTCTGAGCTGCAATTAATTGGTTGTCTAACATTCCGTTACAAACAGCGATTTTGTAACCTTCAAATACAGGTGCATAATCTCCGTTCATATTGTAAGCATTAACATATCCTAA